TGAACGAGCAAAAAACATCATCAAAGAGTTTATTGAAAAAGACAAAAAACTAATTAAGGATCACTATGAACCCCTATTTACAGGAAATCTTGCACCAAATCACAGTACGGATAACCGTGCTAGAAACAAGAAACACAATGCTAGAAGCTGAATGTGTAGCATTGCGACAGCAACTTGAGGAACTAGAACATGATCGAAACTTTAGTTAAACCCCAAGTGCTAGACAATGATATTGCGGTGATGAAGATACTGCAACTGATGGGTCAGCTTTCCTTAAATGACATTGAATATATTTTAAAGATATCCCAAAAAGTACACACACTAATAAACAACAATGAACTTCAATGAATTTTATAGTTTGTATCCCCGTAAACAGGGGCGTAGGGCGGCTGAAAAGTCATGGGACAGGCTAACCCATCAAGAGCAAGAAAATGCGTTTAACGCCCTTTCTAACCATCTTGAATACTGGAAGCTAAAGCAGACGGAAAAGGACTATATTCCCCATCCTGCCACTTGGCTCAATCAAGGCCGATGGGAAGATGAGCTAGATATGGAAGTCAAGAAAATCAAGAAACCTGAATTGCCTTGGTATTCCAGCGAAGAACTTACTAAAGCTAAAGCCCAAGAAGTGCAATGCCCTGCTTACGCTGGTGAGGGTTGGCAACAATGGCGAGCACGAATTAGTCAGAAGATAAAGCAACTTGAAGAACAACTCTGACGATTACTTAGCTTGGTGGTATATCGGTGTAGCAAAGAAACGGGGTTGGCCTGAAGTAGTTAGATTGTTAGCCCAGTACCCTGAAAAAGAAGAACGCATAAAACAATTGATAAAAAAGAAACTAGGAAGATGACAAGAGAGATAGACCCCAACAAGTGTATAGACTTTATTCTTGAAAACGCAGGTAAATACGCACAAGCCAAAGGTGAATTAGCCCAGCTTGAAACTTTCAAGAGTTCACTTAAATCCATTATGATGAAGAAGTCAGGTGAGCAAACTATTGGAGCACAAGAGCGTGAAGCCTATGCCAGCCAAGAATATCAAGACCTTTGTAAAGCAATTGGCACGGCCACAGAAAACGCTGAAAAGCTAAAGTGGGAACTTGAAGCCGCTAGATTAAGACATTCAACTTGGCAGACCCTAGAAGTATCTAACCGCACACAAGATCGGATTCTTAAATGAGAAAAAAGGGGACAAAAAACCTTAATACTTATATAAGAGAAGGTACAGACATGAATATGGCTGACATTGCTAAAGAATTAAACCTTACGCAAACAGAAGTAGAAACAGCGTTAAAAGGGGCATTGCGTAAATTTAGGCGGCATTTTGAAAAACAAAACATTCAAAAAGAAAATTACTTATGATTCATTATCACGGACTTCCTATAACTCCAGCTACAGTAGCTAACTATGCCGTGCAAGCAGGTCATGCCTTTGTGTCATATGCCCATTCAGACCAAATTGGAACTGCATTAGAGGTATGTCAGTCTTTTGCTATAGACAATGGTGCTTTTAGTGCTTGGAAAAGCGGTAAGCCTATTACTAATTGGGATGCCTATTATGATTGGGCATTAAACCTTAAAAAAGTACCATCTTGTGACTTTGCTGTTATTCCCGATGTAATTGACGGCACGGAAGCTGACAATGATGCTTTGTTAGAAGATTGCCCATTACCTAAATGGTATGGAGCACCTGTATGGCATATGCACGAATCAATGGAAAGGCTTGACCAATTGGCAAATAACTATGTTCGGGTTTGTATTGGTAGTTCAGGACAATATGCTACTGTAGGTACAACTGATTGGTGGTCAAGAATGGGTCAGGCTATGCGTGTAATATGTGATGATATGGGCCGCCCAATCTGTAAACTTCACGGTTTGCGTATGCTAGACCCAGCCATATTTACTAAATTACCTTTTGCATCAACTGATAGCACTAATATTGGAAGAAATGTCGGTATTGATAAACATTGGAAAAATGGTAATTATCCACCGCCAACTAAAGAAGCTAGAGCACAAGTAATGAGGGCTAGAATCGAAGCCCATAACGCACCAATAACATGGAATTTTATGCAGGTAGAACAATATACATTGGAGATCATATGACCCTTAAATTAACTGAAGAATTTTTAATCCTTAAACTATTTTGCAAGATGTATGACGATGCCTTAAACCGCAAGGATTACACCCAAATGCTTGAATTAAGCGTAGATATTTCTGATTCAGCAGAAAAGCTAGAGCAGATGACCGTAGACCACATCAATGGCGTCTAAACTTGAGAAAGAAAAGTATCGCAAAATTAGTGAACTGGGATGTTCATTATGTAGGCATCAAGGCAATGAGGGAACACCAGCAGAATTGCATCACATTAGACGAGGTGGCGTTAGAAACAAGTCGCCTGTTATTCCGCTCTGTCCCTTTCACCATCGAGGAGCAAATACCAGTATTCACAGCGGCCGCAAGTGGTTTGAAAAACACTACGGCATCACGGAAGAAGAATTACTTGAACAAACGGAGAAGTTGATTGAGTAGCTGGTTAATCATCGTTACGGGATTGATTTATGCCTACATAGGCTTAGAACAGGTCGTTAAGGGAAATGTACCTATGGGCGTGACTTATATGTCCTATGCTACTGCAAACATTGGTTTGTATTTCATGGCTAAATAATTACAATTCCAGCGGATCAAACCCTAGTTCGCTAGCTACCATTTTGCAACGGGTTCTAAATGGTTTGCCGTGCTGTAACCACTTATCTCCCTTTTGTTTGTAAAAACTCATGTGTACGCACTCATGAGCAAGGGTGGTTAAAACAGTATAAAAGTGGCTACAACGCCCTGATGAGATGGTAATGGTATGAGCGTAGTCACCGCCCGTATCTAACAGATATGTACCCATTACTTCAGGGTCAGGCGTTACTACAAATTCTATTTCTTCAGGCAATGGCATTGGCCATTTAGTAAATGGGTAAGTACAGTAAAGACTGGAATACAGATGCTTTAATGCTTCAGGACTTAATCTCATGTAGTTCACCCCTAAAAAATACTAGACCTTCATCTTCATTAATTACCTGCACTAATTCAGGTGGCATTAAATGGCCATTCACATAAGTTAGGACTGCAAATCCTGCTCTCCAGTTAACGCTTGAATCTTCATGGTACATAAACTGCTCATCCTTGACTGCCGCCATCATTCCAGTATCAACACCGTATTTGTCGCCCGTATAGTTGCTCCAAGGGGTCACTTTCAACGAGTGCAAATGGCCTGTGACCATACTCATTCCGCCTTTAAGTACATTGTTGTAGACCGCATGAATACCATTGTGCCAACGGTGTTTAATCATCGTATTGTCATTGACTACAACTGACCAGCTATATGACCAGCCGTACAGGTGATCCGCTAGGCACATACCCTTGACACCTTCGTACTGGGGAAGGACATTAGACAACTTGCCATCAAAACGTAAATCGTGATTACCAATTGTGCGGTGCAATATACATCCAGCAGGGCGTACAGCTTCAATATCGCCTAATCGTGTTTGTACTTCTTCTAATTCTTGTTGGACTGTTGGGTGCTGTTGGTAACCAATGCGGTTGTGCTGGCTAATCTGTGCAAAATCGAACAAGTCGCCATTCAGAATCACCATATTAGGCTTTAAGTGTTTCGTAAAATGTACAAAAGCACGGTGGGCAGTAGAGATGTAATTAGGGTTGTAATGGCAATCAGACCCTACCATAATGATTCCATTCTTTAACTCATATTCACAGCGTATCTTATTTTCAGGAATAGCAAATCTAGGAACGCCACGATTATTATTAGATTCAAGCACAATGTCGTGCTTTTTTTCTAAGTTTTTTCTACGGGCAATTACACTTCTAGTATCGACATTTAGTATTTTAGCCACAGCCGTAGGGGATCGGTGCTCTTTAAATAATGCGATAAACTCTTGCTCACTACACGCTGGTTTGCTCATTCCAAGCCTTTATAATGGTAAAGTTAGCCAATACTAATCTATTTTAATTTAAAAACAATGACATACGCACGAATAGATACTAATCATAAAGAAATAGTTAAGGCATTACGAGATGCTGGTGCTACTGTGGTATCACTTGCCGCAATGAAACACGGTTGCCCTGACCTGCTTGTTGGTTATGCTGGAGAAACAGTATTAATGGAAATCAAGCGGGATGCCAAGGCCAAGTTCACACCTGACCAATTAGACTTTTTGGGCAAGTGGAAAGGCGGTGCAATTAGTCGTGTAGATAGTGTAGAAGCGGCAATTAGAGCATTAGGTATTACTAGAAAAGTGTTATAAAATAGATTAAAAGGAGCGTATTATGGATAAATCAATGGCATTATTCCTAGCAACATTGCTACATTCGGGGACTAATACCCATTTTTTCCATTGGGCTACCAAGTCTTACGCTAAACACAAGGCATTAGGTAAGTTCTACGAGAACATCATTGAGCACACAGACGCCCTAGCCGAAGCCTATTTTGGATGCTACGGTCAAATTACCGAATTCCCAGCTACCTACCATATGCCTAAAGAGCCATTGGCCTACCTACAATCATTGCAAGCGTTTGTTAAAGATGCCCGTGCAGACTTGCCAAAAGACACAGAAATCTGCCAGCTTATCGACAATATCGCCCAAGAGATTGACACAACCATCTATTTACTTAAATTTAAGAGTTAATCATGCCACTAGACAAATCAGGATCAGCCGAATCAGTAGGCAAGAACATTAAAGCTGAAGTTAAAGCTGGTAAGCCCAAAAAACAAGCACTTGCCATTGCCCTTAATACTGAGCGTGAATACGCTAAAGGCACACGCAAAGCTAATTTAGAAGCCCAGTACGACAAATATATTGGCGAAAAAGATTGAATCGTAAAGATGCCATCCGTGCCGCAGTAGAAAAGCACGATAAGCCGATAGCCAAGACCACTAAGGGTAAGGGTCGGCATTATCAATCAGTAGAAGAAGGTGCAGGAATGACCGAAGCTGGTCGTAAAGCGTATAACGCAAAGAATGGTAGTGATTTAAAAGCACCCCAATCAAGTGGGCCAAGACACGATAGTTTCTGTGCAAGGTCAGCAGGCTGGAATGGGGAACGTGGAAAAGCAGCAAGAGCAAGGTGGAAATGCTAATGAAAAACGGACTATATGCAAATATTCACGCCAAACAGGAACGAATCAAGCATGGTTCAGGCGAAAAGATGAACAAGGTTGGTAGCAAAGATGCTCCAACTGCCAAAGACTTTAAAGAATCTGCCAAAACGGCCAGGCCACAAAGCAGAAAAGATATGATCCGCGACAAGATGAAGGATATGTAATGGTAAAGATGACCCCAATCACCCCTATGAGCCGTAAATACAAAAAAGAAGATGCAATGCTTCGCCCTCATACTGAAACCACGCTAGAGAAGAACCAGCGTGAACGATTAGAGCGTAGAGCCGCTATTGCTGACAAACTCAAAGACTTGGATAAAGAAGTCAAGTAATTGAAGTTTACGGTAGCAGTACCGCCCTATTCCAATAAAAGCGGTGGTCTTTGGTATTGTCATTACTTATGCCACGCATTAAACGAAATAGGTCACACGGCTACTATCTCATTCTATGAGCCACCCTATAGACCTAACTTTAGTTGGAATACCCCACTAGGGCATGACCCTGAAGCCATTGTGATTTATCCCGAAGGATGTAGGGGTAATCCCTTAAACGCTACAAAAGTAGTTAGATACCTACTTGCCCCTGAAGATTTCTTTAGCGGCACACCGATTGCATGGCAACCTACAGACTTCAAACTAGCTTTTTCTAAGACTTATGCCAAAGACTGCGATGTATTGTTCTATCCTATTACTGAGCTAGACATATTTAAACCTAGCAATGAACCAAAGAAATTTAATAGCTTTTATGTAGGTAAGGGTCATCTTAGACAGAAATGCCAGCCACTTAGGGATTGCGTTGAAATTATGAGGGATTGGCCTGAAAGAAAAGAAGATTTAGCCAAAATCCTGCAATTAACCCGTATTTTCTTTACCTATGATGAAATGAGTGCTACCAATACGGATGCCGCATTGTGCGGTGCAATGCCTTATTTTCTGACTAAACACTTCCCTTGGCTACAAGAGGCTGAACTAGGTAAGTGCTGGGTATATAGCCTTAACCCCGAAGAAGTGGCACTAGCCAAAGAAAACATTAAGACTTTAAGACCTAGAATCATACAGATGCGTAAGGATTACCCCAGCAAACTAGCAGAAATGTGTAATAAAATAGAAGCACACTTTAAAAATGTAGCTTACAATTAACTTATCTTAATCAACCACTTGGGTAAGGTATGAGCATTAAACAACAAACAAATAATCCTAAAGGCAGACCTAAAGGTAGCCCTAATAAGTCCACAGCAATGGCTAGGGAAGCGATAGCACAGTTCGTAGAGGGTAATGCCCACAAGATGCAAGAATGGCTAGAACAGGTCGCTATAGGCGTTAAAAACAATGACGATAAATTCATCGTTTTGCCTAATCCTGAGAAGGCTTTTGGTATGTTGCAGAGCGTCATGGAATACCACTTACCTAAGTTAGCCCGTACTGAGCACTCAGGTGACGAAGATCAGCCTGTCAAGATCATCCACGAACACAAGTTCCTAGATTGAAAGAGTTAGTTAAGAAGTACGAATATCCCTACAAAGCTAGGGATGCGTTCTTAGATTTTCATTACAGGACTGAACGCTGGGCTGTATTAACCTGTCATCGTAGGGCAGGGAAAACGGTGGCAACCATCTGCGACACAATCCGTAGGGCTATCATGGAAAACAAACCTGATAGCAGATACGCTTATATTGCTCCTTACTATGCACAAGCTAAAAACATTGCTTGGGATTACCTTTTAAAATATGCAGAACCAGCCATCGTTAAGGCCAATCAATCAGAATTGTGGGTAGAACTTGTCAACGGAGCAAAAATTAGACTGTTTGGTGCTGATAACCCTGACGCTTTGCGTGGCCTTTATCTTGATGGCGTTGTTTTAGATGAATATGCCGACATGAAGCCTAGATTGTGGGGCGAGATTGTACGGCCATTGCTTACAGATAGAAATGGCTTAAACGGCTATCAAACATGGGCTACATTCATTGGTACGCCAAAGGGTCACAATGCGTTCTATGACATCTATACGGAAGCCCAAAAGAACCCTAGCTGGTATGTCAAGACGCTAAGAGCAGACCAATCAGGCTTGATTCCTGAAGCTGAATTGCTTGATGCACAACAATCCATGTCAGCCAACCAGTACGAACAAGAGTTCCTATGCTCATTTGAAGCCGCTATTCTTGGGGCGTATTACGGTCAAGAGATGCGTAGAATCACGGACTTAGATCGTATTACTACTGTAGACTATGACCCGATGTTCCCTTGCCATACTGCTTGGGATTTGGGATTTAATGATAGCACTAGCATTTGGTGGTTTCAGGTGGTATACGGTGAGATACGGGTACTAGATCACCATTCGTCTAATGGTCAAGCCGTACCATATTACACAGGATTACTTGCTCAAAAAGAAGATGAGTTTGGGTACAAATATGGTACTCATTGGCTACCCCATGACGCTAGAGCCAAAACTATGGCAAGCGGTGGTAAGAGCATAATCGAACAAATATCTGCAAAAATTGACATAAAACATTTAAAAATTGTTCCAAACCTGTCAATTCAAGACGGAATTCAAGCAACACGACTTGCATTAACTCGCACTTGGTTTGATAATAGATGTGAAGAAGGCATTGAGTGTTTACGACAATATCAACGAGAGTGGGATGATGATAAGAAAGTATTTAGGGATCGCCCAAAACATGATTGGACAAGCCACTCTGCCGATGCGTTCCGCTATCTATCAATTGTATGGAAAGACGAGGACAGTCCTATCCTTAAAGATAACCGCATTAAAGGACTTCATGTCGGGCAAACGGATGTCACGCTGAACGAGATGTGGAAAGAAACCCCTAAAATTACAAACCGCAGGATATAAAGATGGAACATACATACCAAGATTGGTACAACTGCATTGCCAGCTACGAGCGTACATTCAAAGAATGGGAAGGTCGAGCCGACAAGATAGTTAAGCGTTACCGTGATGACCAACGCAGTCGCAACAATCCTAACGCTAAGTTCAATATCCTTTGGTCTAATGTCCAAACAATCACCCCAGCAGTATTCGCTCGATTACCAAGACCCGATGTAAGCCGTAGATTCCGTGATAACGACCCTATTGGTCGTGTAGCGTCAATGATGCTAGAACGGGCATTAGAATACGAGATTGAGCATTATGGTGACTACGCTAGTGCCATGAAGCAGACTGTCCAAGACCGCTTACTTGGTGGTCGTGGTACAGCTTGGGTTCGTTATGAGCCACACATCGTTGGTGAAGTGGGCGGTGAAGCCGATGGTATGCCTGATGATGGCTTACAGGTTACCGAAGATATTGATGAAGCTGAAACCGAAGGTGGCATCCATCGTGAGAACCAAGAGCGTATCGAATACGAATGTGCTCCTGTAGATTATGTCCATTGGCGTGACTTTGGCTTAACTGTTGCCCGTACTTGGGAAGAAGTAACAGCCGTATGGCGTAAGGTTTACATGGGTAGACCTGCCCTTGTTGAACGCTTTGGTGAAGAACTAGGCGGTAAGATTCCGTTAGATACCAAGCCTGATACATCCAAGACCTATAACGAAAAGATGGGCGAAGGTGCATCTGAAGCCGTTGTGTACGAGATTTGGGATAAGACTACAGGTCAAGTTATTTGGCTAAACAAATCAATGGGCAAGATTCTTGATACCCGTGATGATCCATTACAGCTTGAGAACTTTTGGCCATGTCCAAAGCCAATGTTCTCTACCCTGACAACTGACAGCCTGATTCCTGTTCCTGACTTTGTTCTGTACCAAGACCAAGCAAGACAATTAGACACGCTGGCAGACCGTATTGATGGATTCATTCAAGCACTTAAAGTTCGGGGTGTATATGACGCATCTGAGCCATCCCTTGCCCGTTTATTCTCTGAAGGTGAGAACAACGCATTGCTACCAGTTAAGAACTATGGAGCATTTAGCGAGAAGGGTGGACTTGTAGGGGCTATTAACCTTGTAGACATCAAGCCGATTGCCGAAGGTCTAAACATGGCTTATCAGGCTATGGAACAGGTAAAAGGTCAAATCTACGAGATCATGGGGATTGCTGACATTCAGCGTGGACAGACAGACCCTAATGAAACTCTTGGTGCTCAAATTATTAAGTCAAACAACGCTTCAGGGCGTTTAAAGACTATGCAACACGATGTAGTGAACTTTGCTACAGCCCTGTTGCAGATCAAAGCACAGATTATTTGCCAGCACTTTACTGATGACACTATCGTTAAAATTAGCGGTGCAATGCAATTATCTCCACAAGATCAAGCACTTATACCGCAAGCCTTACAACTCCTGAAGAACGAACCAGCCAAGAACTTCCGTATCGAAGTCACTAGCGATTCAATGATTTATCAGGATGAACAACAAGAAAAGCAAGACCGTGTTGAGTTCCTATCCGCTGTAAGTAGCTTTATGCAAACTGCATTACCAGTTGCCACACAATCACCTGAACTCACCCCATTGCTTATGGAAATGCTAAAGTTTGGTGTTACAGCGTTTAAAGCTGGTAAGGGTATGGAAGGTTTGATTGACGAAACCGCAGATCAATTCCGCCAACAAGCTAAAGCACAAGAAGGCCAACCTAAACCGCCTAGCCCTGAAATGCAGAAGTTACAGATGCAACAGCAAATGGAACAAGCTAAGATGCAAGCCCAATCTCAGGCTAAACAAGCTGAAATGCAAATGCAGATGCAGATGGAACAGCAAAAAATGCAGATGCAGATGGAACTTGAGAAGGCCAAACAAGAGTATCAAGCCCAAGAGAATCAGCTTAAATTCCAGCTAGAAGAACAGCGTAATATGATGGATCGTGAGATGGAAATGAAGGTTGCTCAGATGAGAATGAATACTGAACGCAACACTCAGGTCTTGCTTGCCCATATCAACAACGGTGCGAAGATTGAGGTAGCCCGTATTGGTGCTGATGAATCTACTGGTGAACAGGCTTACTTTACTGAGCAAGATATGGCCGCATCAATGGAACACCCATTAAAGCCTATTGCAGACGCTATTGGGCAAAGTAACCAGCAAATGACTTTAGCCTTATCTGAACTGGTAAACACAATCAACGAAAACCACAATAGACCTAAACAAGTGGTACGGGGACAAGACGGTAAGATAATCGGAGTTCAATAATGGCTATTACAGTCAAGCATAAGTTTGTAAGTGCCATTCCTGACGCTGGCGATCCAACGATTGTCCAGCCGTCTAATTGGAACGATTCTCATGATTTAACTGGTACTGTTCCTGTAGCCAATGGTGGTACAGGTGCGGCAACCCTTACTGGTTATGTAAAGGGTAATGGCACGGCTAACATGACAGCCGCATCAACCATTCCTAATACCGATGTAACAGGCTTGGGAACAATGTCAACCCAAAATAGTAATAACATATCTGTTACTGGTGGATCAATTAGCGGAACGACAGTATCAGGGTATATACCAACAACAGAAAAAGCGGCCGCACTTGGAGTAGCTACGCTAGATGCTGGTGGAACAGTACCGCTTTCACAAATACCTGCAAGTATTCAAGGGGGAGTTAGCTATCAAGGCACATGGAACGCATCTACTAACACGCCTACGCTATCTAATGGCGTTGGTACTAAGGGTTATTACTATGTTGTCAGCGTGGCTGGCAGTACTAATCTTGATGGCATTACTTCGTGGAATGTGGGCGATTGGGCTATTTTTAATGGCACGGTTTGGCAAAAGGTAGACAACACCGATGCCGTAACTAGCGTCAATGGATATACAGGTACAGTAGTTTTAACCAATACAGACATTAGTGGCTTTGGCACAATGTCAACACAAAACGCTAATGCTGTAGCAATTACAGGCGGCACGATTAATGGTACTACCATTGGTGCTACCACCGCAACAACAGGTGCATTTACTACCGCAACTGCTTCTACAAGCCTTACTACACCTATAGTACAAGCATCAAATTCAGGTGGTTTATCCCTTAAAAACTCTGCT